ACACAAGAAACAGTACGTAAATTACAAGGTAGTGTACAGATTGAACATACATTAGCTAAACTTGGTAGTAAAAAACTACGTGAGTTGCTAGCAAGTGAACCATATATTGCTACATTGGGCGCATATAATGGTCAAATGGCTGTGCAACATGCTAAGGCAGGACTTAAAGCAATTTACTTAAGTGGCTGGCAAGTTGCTGCTGCTAACAATACTGCAAATACTACATATCCAGATCAAAGTTTGTATCCAGTTGATAGTGTACCCAAAGTGGTTAAGGGTATCAACAATGCATTTCGTCGTGCAGACCAAATCGAACATAGTGAGGGTAAAGTAAGTACAGATTATTTTTTACCTATCGTAGCTGATGCAGAAGCAGGATTTGGTGGTGCATTAAACGCATATGAATTAATGACGCATATGATTGAAGCGGGCGCTGCCGGTGTTCACTTTGAGGATCAATTAGCTAGTGAAAAGAAATGCGGTCATTTGGGGGGTAAAGTTCTTGTCCCCACAAGTCAAATGATTCGTACATTAAATGCCGCAAGATTAGCAGCAGATGTAGCAGGTGTTGACACAGTTATTATGGCGCGCACAGATGCCGAAGCTGCGACGCTTATTACTAGCGATCATGACCCATTAGACAAAGACTTTATTATCAATGAACGCACAGACGAAGGTTTTTACAAGTTCAAGAATGGGCTTGACGCATGTATCACTAGAGGTCTTGCATATGCTCCATATGCAGATTTGCTTTGGTTTGAAACTAGCACACCCAATCTAGAACAAGCTAAGAAATTTGCAGATGCAATACATGCAGTATATCCAAATCAAATGCTAGCATATAATTGCAGTCCAAGCTTTAATTGGCGTAAGTATTTAAGTCGGGAAGAATGTGTAAACTATCAAAGTGAACTAGGTAAATTAGGGTATAAATTTCAGTTTATTACATTGGCAGGATTTCATAGTGTTAACCTAGCAACATTTTGTTTAGCTGAGGCATATGCTAAAGAAGGTATGGGTGCATATAGCGATTTGCAGCAACTAGAGTTTTCAGTAGAAAATAGAGGTTTTACAACAGTAAAACATCAACGTGAGGTTGGAGTAAGTTACTTTGATATTATTAGTGAAGCGGTAGGTGCTAATAGTACTGTAGCAAACAAAACTTCAACAGAGCATGACCAATTCTAGAGGTAAATAAAGTAAATGGCACATTTAATAGCCAACACGCCACCGATACATTGTTTTGTTCGTCGTGAATTTTTGTATGATTTTACAAAAGGACATGGCGAATATGAACCTTGTATTTGGGTTACATTAAAAAGTATTCGTGGACAAGCATTTAGAATAGAAGCATACTTACCACGTTATGCTGCATTATATGACAAATTGCCATTACATAGTTTTGTAAGTAGAAATGTTGATTTAGATACTGAAAATTTTTTAGACTTGGATACACTGCAAATTTGGGATTGTTTTAGTTATGATTTTACTGTTTTACAAAAAGTATTTCTACGTAATTTAACCTGTAAGTTTTATGCTAAAGATAAGAAATTTTACAAAGGAAATTATCTTTTTACAGTAGATCATTGTTCTCCTGACACAAACATTATTGATACAAGTTATAGTGAGTATCCAGAGGATCATAAAAGCTTTAACTTTATAGAACTCGACAATGGGCAATATGCTGCACAACCAAACAATCGTTGCATATTTTTAGATCAATCAAGTAATCCACAAACTTTATTGTTTCCTGATTTTAAAGTTTGCACTAAAAAATATGTTGTTGAAACTAATCCAAAATGGATGTTGGGTGATACAACAAATGTAATGTATACAAAGGAAGAATAATGTTAGAAACAATATCAGAGTTATTTCAAGAAGCTTATAAACGTAATTGGATAACTGCAAGAGACGGTAATGCTAGTGTACGATGGCGTGACCGTGACCATATGTATATTACTCCCAGTGGTATACGTAAACAAACATTACAACCCGAAATGTTTATAAAATGGGATTTGTATAGGTATATACAAATGGAGTATACCGATCTTAGTAATGCATTAAAACCCAGTGGAGAACTACCATTACATTGGGGACTGCAAAGACATATAGACACAGATGTTCGTGTAGTTTTGCATATGCATCCTACCTACACTGTTGCAGCTATGTATGCTGGTATAGAACTATCCGATTTAGTAAAACAATTTCCTGAATTAGGACGTTATACTAGAGTGGGACAAAATGTTCCAGATGTACCGCCTATTAGTCAAATGTTAGCAGACACTACTATTCCTAATTTAGATTTACAATCTGATGGTAAAGTAAATAACCACATTGTTGGCATTGATCGTCATGGTGTGGTTGCAGTTGATGCCAGTCCATGGCGTGCATTTGAACATATAGAACGTTTGGAACATATTTGTAAAATAGTATTGTCTAGTAAAGGGTACATCCAATTATAATGACAACTACATTATTATGTGATATACTATGTTATGGGTAAAATAGTAGAAATAGATTGGGAAGAAAGTTTTTACTTAAATCAAATACACACTGAGTCAATAAAGGCATTACAAATGAATAGATGGTGTACAGATCGTGCCTTAGTGTCTGGTGTAGATTTTAGTTGGTACTTTGATGTTAACAACAAAAAACTATATTTAAATTTTTAGGCGAAAAAGAAAATTACAGTACCCTATTCGCATTAACATGGAAATAAATTATGCTAGGTGATCATATAAAAGTAAGCGAATTATTTTATAGCATTCAAGGGGTTTGTTTTATCTAAATGTGATGGTTGTTAACCCTCAACATATAAATAAGTGTAGAGGGTTTAAGATGCACTACTTGATGATTAAAAAATGTATGAACACCGGACTCAAATATCTATGCAAAACAAGCGGTAAGAAAAATCCGTATCTGTACACAGGATCTGGGGTTAGGTGGTTAAATCATATTAAAAAACATAAATCATACATCATAACTTGTATAATTGGAGAATATTCTACTAAAGAAGAATTACAAGACGCAGGCCTTTATTATTCCAAGATATACAATGTAGTAGATGACTATACCTGGGCAAATCTAATAGAAGAAAAAGGCGATGGCGGTTTGATAGGTACAGGACAATTAGGAAAAACTTGGAAAATAAAAGATACATCAAAAATGAGTAATCCTAAAACTAAAACCGCTGCGTGGTACGAAGGTAAAAAGAAAACTGCTGGTAAAAATAATTACCAGTATAAAGGACAAATAAAAACTCCATGGGGTATTTTTGATTCTGGCATAGATGCTATAGCAGAAGGAAAACGGTTAAGAAAGTTAGTAAACAATGAAGTAATAACTGACGGTAATACTCTCCGAAAGTATTTACAATCATTAGATATTATGTTAAACTCACAAGGTAGACGAACTCCTAAAAACTGGAGGGGTAAAACTCCGAGAGAATTAGGTTTTGAAATAATAAAGGATATAAATGTCAAAAATTAAGATAGCAGAACTATTCTACTCTATACAAGGAGAGGGTAGATATCAAGGTGTTCCTAGTGTGTTCCTTAGAACCTTCGGTTGCAATTTTGCTTGTAGGGGATTTGGTATGCCTAAAGGCGAACTAAGCACAGAAGTAGAAGCCATTGCTGCCAGAATAGAAGAATTTAAGACATACAAAGACTTGCCACTAGTAACAACCGGTTGTGATAGTTATGCTAGTTGGGATCCTAGATTCAAACATTTAAGCTCATCACTTGATATTGATACTATTATCAACAGAATTATAGATTTATTACCACACAAAGAATGGCGTGAAGAACATCTTGTAATAACTGGTGGAGAGCCGTTGTTGGGTTGGCAAAAAAGCTATCCTACATTATTGAATCATAATAAAATGTTATCATTGAAAGAGTTAACGTTTGAAACTAATGGGACGCAAACACTAACAGAAGAATTAGTAAACTATCTGCACGATTGGCAATTAGATAATGGTAAAAAACATAGAGAAGTTACATTCAGTGTAAGTGCTAAACTGCCTAATAGTGGTGAAAAATGGGAAGATGCAATCAAGCCCGTGGTTATAAAACAATATCAAGAAGTAGGTTATACATATTTAAAATTTGTAGTAGCTACAGAAGAAGATATAGAATTTGCAGAAAAAGCAGATCGTATTTATAGAGACAATGGATTTGTTGGCCCGACATATATAATGCCAGTGGGCGGTGTTGAAAGTATATATAATCTAAACAATAAAAATGTTGCATTAGCTGCAATGAAACGTGGTTGGCGTTATAGTGATAGGCTCCAGGTGCCGCTTTTTTCCAACCAATGGGGTACTTGATGGTGACTAATATAAATTATAAATTTAAAAAATATTCAACAGTAACAGAATATACATTTATTTTGTTCCCAAGAAAATGTCATTTCACAAATAAATGGTTATGGTTAAAGTTTGCATATAAACAAACTGCAATATATAGAGTACCCGGCGGTCCTATGGTTGAAACTAGGTATTATGACATAGATCAATTTTTAATGAAAAAAATTGCGGGAGAATTATGAGAACTTATAATAAAAGAATTGGATTTATAGTAAGTTATCAAACATTAATTCCTCATGGTGGAATAGGACAGTTCGCTAAAAGTTTTTGTGAGTTAATGGATGAATACAACATCAAGGTTGACATCATCACAGATAAAGAACCGCAAGATAATGAGTTTGTTAAATCATTAAAAGCAAATATCATATATCCACTTGAATCATTACGCTATACAAATCACAGTAGTATCTTTATGTATGGTGATACATACTGTTATGAACGTATGGCTAACTTCCGTAACAGTATAATTAAAGCATTAGAACATAACTTATATGATGCATTTATCTGTAACACCTATGAATCAATTCAAGTAGCATTGACAATGGGATTAGAAGATTGTATTCAAATTATAGGATACACTCATTTAGAAAGTCAAATTTTTAAAAATACAAAAAATCCCTTCTTACATTCAACAAACGACATGATGCGTAAACAACTTGAATGTAATAATCTATACATAGGTACACAAAGTAAGTTTAATGAATTGCAACTTACAAATGCATTTTATTTACCTATTCCTATTACAGAACGTAAACTGTTAGAAGAACATCATAAAAATAGAGAAGGTGTATTATTTGTTGGACGTTGGGAAGAAGGAAAGAATCCCGAACTGTTCATTGATTTGATAGAACAGACTAAACTTCCTGCTAAAGTAATGACTAGCCCCAATAGTGTCAAAAAGTTTGAAGAACGCTTAAAAAAGATTGGTGTTAAGTATGATGTTCGTGCCAGTGTTGTTGGACAAGAAAAAGTAGACTTCATTACTAGTTGTAGAGTAGCTTTTAATCCTAGTACAGTTGAAAGTTATGGTATGGCTTTTTATGAACAGCATATACAACTACCCACATTTGTGTTAGAAAATCAACGTTGGACTAATAACTTCAACAGTGATTATTTTTTCACTACTAACAAAAAAAACATGGCCAAAGATGTTTTAGATATGTATAACCATGCATCAGATGCAAGGGTATGGTATGAAAGTGGTTCATTAAAAAGCGCACAAGCCCAAGAATCTACAGTATTTCACAAATGGAATGAATGTTTCAATCAATTTGAATCTAAACAATCAAATAATAATACTGCAAAAATTTGTAGTATAGATACAGTTAAGTTGCAAGATTACATCAAAGACCTAAATCGTAACATTATCTGTATTGACGATATACGTAGTGTATTGACAAACAAACACAAGTTCCGTGTCATATATACTGATGAAGATACATATTTGACTAAAGATCCAACTTTTAAACCAACAAAAGAAAAAGAGGAATTATTTGCATGGTAAAGAAAATATTAATTACAGGTAGTTCAGGTTATATAGGTTCACACCTAACTCATTTATTAAAAAATGAATATGAAGTACATGGATTAGATATTGTTCTACCTAAAATTGATCCACATACATTTTACCATTGTGATATAAATCGCACTTTTATACTAGAAGAAGAATTTGATTGTGTAATTCATCTTGCAGCTAAAGTAAATGTTGGTGAAAGTGAACAACATCCCATCATGTATTATATTACAAACTTAAATGGTACTATGAATATACTGAATAAAGTTAAAACAAAAAACTTTATATTTGCTAGTACCGGTTTAGCAGAAAAATGTGTTAGTGCTTATGGCATTAGTAAAAGAGCGGCTGAGGATGTTGTTCGTGAATATTGTACACAACATAATAATATTGATTATACAATTTTTAGATTTTACAATGTAATTGGTAGTACAGTAGTGCCACCCACTAACCAAGATGGATTAATGTATAATTTAATCAAAGCAATTAATACTGGTTCATTTACAATTTTTGGCAATGACTATAACACAGTTGATGGTACATGTGAGCGTGATTATGTACATGTATTAGAAATTTGTGAAGCATTAAAAGTTGCGATTGATAAACCTAGTAGTAATATCGAATGTTTGGGACATGGTATTGGTCGTACAGTATATCAAATGAGTTGTATCTTTCAAGATACTAATCAAGTTGAATTTGAAGTTAAATATGGTCCTAGAAGAAAAGGTGACATAGAATCTAGTGTGTTACAAAATGTATCACCTTACATGAAAAATCTTTATAGTGTAAAACAGTTACTCAAGGTCAGCTAAATCTATATAATTGATTGGTACACCCTTCATGGCAGCAGCTAATGCCCTATGATTGCCATCGATTATTCTACTACCTGAAATTACGATTATCTTATTGCTTAGATTAGGATCATTCATATATTTTTCTAATATTTCTACTTGACCCTCATCCATCATATCAAGTAGTTCATCTAAATGTTCTACACGATATTGGCTTTGTAATAAAATTTGTAATTTATATTTAGGTATTGTTTTGATTTCTAGTGGGGTGTCTAATTCACCATTTCTAACATAGTCCCAAAAAATTTCGTCATCATCGGGGAAATCATCACTGTATAAATTTCGTAGTGTAATTTTGTTTTCAGTTAATAATTCAAGAATTTTTATTGATATCTCTTATCTATGCCTAAAACTACCACTAAAGAATGGATCATTAATAACAATTTCACCATCACTACCTAACATAAAATTTTTTTTATGTAAATCAAAAAAATAGCCTTTTTTATCAGCAAGTGTATCTAAATCCTCTATTGTTTTACAAAATAATTTTACTTCTTCTTCACCACCCAATAATGATATAAGTATTTGCGCAGGCTTAGTATTTCCCTTCCAAGTTGGATTGTCAATAAAATCATTCATAAACTCTTTAAAGCCCAATAATGCCCCATGACGATCTACAATTTCTGCCAAATACTCTAGAGTATTTCCCACAATGTTCATTTTTGATTTTTCGATATCAAACAATCTTTCAGATTTAATTTGCAAATACTGTTTACCGTCAAACATAAATGTTTCCCAACCATAAAATTGAGGTAAAAATTTATTGTTTGAATTTTTCATGCAATAATTAGCAAAGTCAATGAAACTTTTCTGACCCCTGGTAAAACCTTCTGTTCCAGGTTCATACCCAAATATTTTTAATATGGTACCATCTGGCGCTATGTATGCATCTTGGTCATTACCCTTACCCAAAAATTTATAACCCTTAGTAGTAAGTATTTTTTTAATACTCGGGTCTATTTGTGCTTCTGTAATAGTAGCAGTAGAATTAAATTCAAAAATTCTCATATCAAATTCTGATATCAGTGTTTTAATAATAGTGTGCTTAGTACTCCAGGATCTTTTGCAGTTACATCTGGTTCGCCTGGAGTAATAATAACATTGTATTTTAATGGTGATTTGTCTTTACCCTTAACTTTACTTTCATATTCACTATATGTAAGAATACTATTTTTACTAATGTTATATGCCTTACTAAGTCTGTCTTTTAGTTCAGGTATCTTGTCAGGTATTACTTGCCATTGGCCTTCTGGACCCTTAACAAGATTTTTCTTTTCATCCTTCACTAATAAGTCATAAAACAAATTATTTGGTACAATACGACTGTTTTTAGTTTGTTCTAAATTAGGATCAAGTTGTTTAACTTTCTTTTCTTGTGCAGTACTTGCACCTTCACTCCAGTTAATCATGAAGTTACTTGGATTCTTTCCTACTGCAACATCAGCAACTTTAGTATATGCATAGAAGTTTACATTTGGTAATTCTTCTGCCAACTTAAATGCCATACTTGCATATTCTGGGCTAAAGAAATCACCTGCATCATGCCAACGAATACTTACACTATATCCTTCTTTTTTACCTTTGTTATATTCTTTGGTAATTTCATTTTTTAATTGCGTAAAAAAGCCAGTTGGATCATTTAGTAAGTATGTTAGTATACGTCCATCACTTAGCCATGGACATTGGAATTGTATTTTGCCACCCTTCATTGCAAAGCAATCGATTTTACATCTACCAGCACCTGGACATAAGTTTACAATGATTATTTCATTAGTATTTTCATCTAGTGCCACACCAACCAATGCAGCAAAGCCAATGTTAAAAAATTGTTCTAATTCTCCATCACTGTGTTTCATCTTTTCGTTTTTCTTTAATAGTGATTTAGGTTTTTGTGCTAGTGCTGATTTTATGGCATCAACATTGTATTTTTGACCTTCCTCATTATAGTAACCCATTACACTACTACGATGAATATAAGGTAGTTTATATTTGTCTGTTTTAGCTTTTTCTTGTTTACGAATACGATCTAAGTAATCGGTTAACTCTTGATCGCCGAAAGGTCTTGTTGGTGCTGCTAATTTGGTTGCTTCCGCCACACCTTCATTGAAAGTTGGTTTTAGTCCCCCTAATCTCAATGCTCGGTGGATAGTCACAGAAGGCATTTCGTATTCATTTTCAATGGGAGAAAAATACATTTTATTTGGGGTCTGGATAGCAATGCCCATACCACTTTCGTGATTCATTTGTTTGGCTTTATACA